TTGATAAAAATCCTTTACCACCATTGAGGATAGTGATTTCTACATCTACATTGTAGCCACTATCTGCTGTATAGTTGAGCTTACCACTTATTGAGCAGTAGAACATATCAACTTTTTCTGCTCCTGACACTTTTGGAACAATAGAAAAAGAAAACTTCTTAGTAGAGACAAAAGACTTGATGATGAGTTTATCTCCTGACTCTTCAATATCCCAAATTTCAGAAAGCAATGCCTTGTTAAGGTTTTTAACGGTACATTTTGCTTTCAGGGTAGGTTCGCTTTTCATTTGGTCGATGATTTTACCACCAATGGCTGTCCATTTGAGTTCTTTTCCTTCTTCTGTCTCAAAAGAAAAACTATCTTCTTTGACGATACCTAACGTTTTGAGTACCGTACCCATTGCTCCTCCTGCTCCTGGTGCACCAAATTTAAATTCTATTTCGCCCCAAGCGGTGGCGTTGTTATCTATAAATGCCATAATCTTTAATTATTAAATGTGTTATACCTAAATTTTACTTTTGCGTTGATGAAAAACTGCTTAATATCCGTGTCCTCAAAGGTTTGTATAAGCTGATGAAGTTGTAACTTGTAATTGTGTAGGGCTGTTTTTGCTTCTTCAATGATAGGCATTAAAGCACGCTCAATAGCTTCACAACGTACAAAGTTTTTACTATACTGATTATCGTTATTTTTAACCGCAGGAACAAAAATATTGATGTTAAACATACCTGACTGATACTCGCCATCTAATCCTGTTAGGAATGCTATTACACAATCCTCTTGTTGTGAGTTCAACGGACGCACCCCAAATCTGTATGTCTGACCATTTATAAGGGGATTTATCTTGTCCTTGAAATACTTGTAAACATCGCTTTCTATTTGTGAGGCTGTTTTTTTCATTTTCTATTTCTGATGTTGTTTTTTTCATTGCGATAATGCGTTTAGGAGTTTTGGAACTTCTTTTTCAGCTAATAATTCAGCTGATGAAAGTACATTGTAATTGCGTGCTTCTACATAAGCGGCGTACTTCATTCCTGCTACTACTACCAGTACAAAACCTTTTGGGTATTGAGATATTACTTTATTGATGAATGTTTCACCCTCTTTTTGTCCATTACCACCTGACTTTGTGAGTTTAAAACCTCCTTTTTCAATGGGTTTGCCGTCTTTTAAGACAATATACCCAATAGACGAACGAAGGTTGCCCGTTTGGTCTTGGTAGCTGCCATTTGTTCGTGCTTCATTGATACACTTTTCACCTACAATACGAAGGATACGTACTATTTTCTCTTCGTATTTGGCTATCTTTTCTTGGAGCATACGCTCTATATCTGCTGTGGTGAATTGTGGTGTTATCATACGAATATACGGCAGTGAAAAAGGTCTTTTGAAAATCGTATTACTTGCTTTTCGAGGCGAATATTCCCCTCTGTATCTACTACTTGCAAGGTTGTACCCGCTTCTATTTTTGGTGTATTTTTAGGGGCATAGACAGTAGCAGTACATTCAAATATTTGTCCGTCTACTTTGCTTATCTTTTGCCCCGTTCCTGCAATCTCATCACGACATACGCCTATCTCTTGCCACTCAATAGGGTCGCTTGGATAGATAGGTATGCCATTTTCATCAATAGTAGGGGCTTGCGATGCTTTCACCTTCAATAGGTACGGGTATATTTTCATTTCCTTGCAGTATTTCAGAATAAATGGGTAATGTCTCTTACAGTGGCTTTTTCCTCCAACAAATTCACCCTACCGAGCTGCTTACAAAGTAAATTGTAAAAGGCAGTAATAGCCGATTTGTCGTAAGAGAAAGATAAACCACCCTCAGAAAAGGACACTGGGCGCAATAAGAGTTCAGGAATGAGGTTATAGAAAAACAATTTTGTCTTTCGTTCGTTCTCTTCGTTGAACTCATCAGAAAGCCCCAATCCTACTCGCTGCATTTCGGCAATGAGTAGGGTTGTGGGGTATTCTACGTTCCAAAGTTTGAGTTTTTCATCTATGTACGCTTGTGCGGTCATCTTAGAACTTTGTTTTGATGATGAGTTTGCGCTTAGAGTCATTCAATACTGGAGTAGCAAAAGCCGTTGCTTTGGTAGATACCAATATAGGGTCTTGATGCCCAAAAGTATTTACCAAAATGAAGCTATCCTTAATAGATTTGCTCATCACATCGGCAAAGTCCATTGTGAACTCGGTGGTAGTTGTGTATTGAGTACTACCCAATAATGCTGAAGTAGAGAATAATACGTTACCCTCTTCCCAACCATTAGCCACGGTTACTTCTCCGTCTTTGCCCTCAAAGCTGACGAAAGACTCCCATACTTTGATAGTAGGTAATCCACGTTCAGCAAGTTCGGCGTTGAGTTGTTCCAAACGCACATCAGGCAAAATGGTAGTAGCGTTGATAGGAACACCTAACACAAAAGCACGTGTGTTTTTGTTCTTCAATACCTGATTGAGAGTGGCACGGCTCATAGTGATAGTGGTATAGCTATACCCTTTGCCTTTAGCTTCCTCTTGGTATTTTTCGATTTCCTCTATAGGGTTAGCATCAGCATCTGCCCATTTCTTGAGTGCGTTTTGTGTTTTTACTTTGAAGTCTACCGATACATTCACCACTCCACCATTATTGGTAGCGGTAGTTTTGTATTTACCAGTAGATACAAGCTGTTTAGCCATCCACTCCATACGAGCATTGATACCGTCAATACAAAAACGAGGGTCTTCGTATATCTTATTAATAAGCTGGTTTTTAATGCCAGCATTAGTAGGGTTAGCACTTACCGCATAACGGAGTTGTTGAATAGTTAGGAGGTCTTTTTCGTTCAAATCGCGGGCGATTTCTACTTTTGGTATTTCGCCTTTGATGTTTTCCACAAAATCACGCCCTTTGCGTGGTGCTTTTGAGCCAATAGCCACGATGTCCGCCATTATTTTAGCCCCGTCAGCCCCTTCAATATTAGAATAAGTAAGAAAAGGATTGTACACCAAAGGAAAATATTCGCGGTAGCGCAAATCTCCTAATGGGTAGGCTTGAATAATAGCATTCATATTAGCCTGAGAAAACTCGGTAATAATGTTGTTTGCGTTGATATTCATCTGCTTTTAAATTTTTAAGTTATTAAATGAATGAGATACGAGGCAAAGTGGTGCGTAGGAATGCCACGCCTGCTTTTTCTTTGTCGGGTAGCGCGTCTTTGCGTGCTGTTCCTGCCATAATGACTGCTACAAGTGGCATATCGTCAATAACTACATCGTGAGCGGTAAGCCCCAATGCTCCTGCGGTATTCGTTTGTGAAAGTGTTTCATTCACCACCTTAAACGTACCATCGGTGTGAGGCACTAAGAGTGTGCCTGCGGGTACTACGCCATCAGTGAAGCGAGCTTTGGCGGTAGTAGGGTCAATTTGTACTCCACCAGGGTAGGTAGCGTCCACTTGGTCAAATACGACTATTTGACGTCCCGCTTTGTCTGAAATTTGGACTTGTTTCATAAGTGTTTACTGTTTTTTGAAAGTTTCGTTAATATACGCTTGTACATCGGCAGAAACGCCATTGTTGTCTTTTCCTGCTCCTAATACCGAACCTGATAGCGATGATAGTTGCGTATTGGTTTGTGCTTGCAAAAACGCTTGTTCATCGGCTTTTAGTTCGCTGACAAAGGCATTCATTTCTTCATCGTCTTTGAAAGTACGCCCTAAGTGGTGTTTGTAGAATGTTTCTGAAACCCCCTGCGTTTTGAGTTGGTTTAGAAAACGTTCCTTAGCACTTTCTTGTTGCTTTTCAGCTTGAAATGCTGCAATAGTTTCATTTTGTTTTTTTACAGCTTCCACGAGGCTTTTTGCCCACTCTGGCATTTCATCAGGTTTAGGCTCTTTTGGGGGAGTAGGTGGATTTTGAGGTTTTGGATTAGATTTAGCCCTTTCTTCTTCAAGTTCTTTCTCTAATTTCTTGCGTGCCTCCTCTGCCTTTGTAAGGCTGGTACGCCCTTTATCGGCTACTGATTGCAATAGCTTGACTTCTTCCTCAACTCCTTTGACGGCGTTTTCAATTTCGCTTTCTTCTTTAACCGCATTCGCCAATCGGGTAGCGATTGCTTTTAAAATAGCTTCGTCCAACCCCAAGTGCGCATACTTGGTTTTGAGTGCTTGTAATAATTTTTCTAAGAACATAGATGTACAATATTTGTTTTTGCAAAATTAGGGGGTAAAATCCTAAGTAATGTAAGGGTAGTTTGACAATTTTTTGACATTTTGAAGGGGGGCGTAAAAGGGGGGTGATAATGTGGTAATTTTGCGGTGTAAACCTTTAATTTTATTGTAAATGGAAAAAATCTTTGTAATTCTAT